AGGGCTTTGCCAGCCAAATACTTGGCATCGCTAACACCTTCGTTAGAAGTTGCGCGAACATTGAAGCGTGCGACCGCTTTGCCGTATTTGGGAGCCATGGCAAACGAAGACCCGGAGGGTAAGAACTGTTTGGACAGGAACGTGCACTCTGACAGGTGGGAATGAACCGCAACCTCGGCTTTCATGCCGGCGAGTTTAGTGACAAACTCGTAGCTGCGGCGGATTGAAGACTTACGCCAATTGATGTTATCGCATCGCATAAGCATGTCATCCCCAAGTAGCAGTACAGATCCAGTTAAACCGTGCTTCTTAACCCAAGTGTAGTTGATGGACGCGTTCCACATGGAATTTCGGAAAGTCGTGCTCTGTGCCCCGGTTGGAAGTTGATTCTCGACTTGCACTTTAAGTTTATGCTTGTGTGAAGTAGCCTTAAACTTGTTAGCGACGTGCATAAGAGCCGTGAGCCAAAGGGGAGCGCCGAAGCGCTGGAGCCAGCGAATTTCCAAAAGATGTACATCTTCCAGCTGTGTCATGTCGTTGCTAGAAAAGTCAGATTCCACAAACATCGACTGTGAGGTCGGTGTTCTTGTGATGAAATCTACAAGCTGTTGCGATTCTTTGGAATATGCACCAAGATAACGTACGTCTTGGTCGTTTTGCTCATATTCCATCGAAGCGAACATCCTTTTCGTGCATTTCCACATGACAGGGCCAAGGCAAACGTTGTGTAGATCCGAAGACTGGTAAATTATACGCGGAGCCCAATTCTTGTCGTGGCGCTTCAAAAGTGCTTCCACCTTAACGAAGATCTGTTTATCACTGAAGTCCTTCGTGGTGATCTCACTTAGCGCAGCATAGGCCTTTACGTGGCGAGCTTGCTTGTTCGAGTCAAATTGAGCATTCCATTCTTCGAAAAGTTGCCGGGAGTGTACGAGGGGATCCCATGCGTCTGGAGAGATCTTGTCCAATAGCGCAAGGCTGCCTTTGATAACCGTAGGGTGCACTCTCTGTGACGAATGATAATTGCAGCGCTTATCGAACGCGCTGAACAGAGAGGCTCGCGACTGGTCGGGAACGACCGGAACATGCGACTCGATGATAGGACCGAGTATGTCGCGACGAAGGTCAATTAAGTCCTCCTTACGGGCGTTATCTGGGACGCCTACCTTGATTGGCACAAGGATTTTATCAGCACGCCTAGGAGCGCGTGCTCTTGCTCTCTTAACGAGGTACCACGCCGTTGGACCAGTAGGGGCCCTTCGCCAGGACGGCGAAGGCATGGTGGAGTTTTTGTATTTGTATTTGTATATGTAGTTGTATATGTATTT